ATCTGCTGTCGCACATCGAAGCAGACATGACGAAATGGGAGGCTGCCACCAGCGAAGCGACCAAGTGGGAGGGGCTGACCGCAGATAGGGCCACCGGGAAACCTGTCGTCACCGAGCTCCACCGTGTTTTCGTGAGGCTCCGACCCAAGGCCGGCCCTGGTGTCAGGGAGGCCGTCGAGGCAATGATCGCCGGAGCCGCAGCCGCTGGCCGTCTTGGAAGGCCGAAGGCCAAGGCCACCAAGTCGAGGCGCGATGGTGTGTGGCAGGTTGTTGTTGTGGCAGATCCGCACTTCGGCAAATACGCCTGGAGCAAGACGACGGGCAGCGGAGACTACGATCTCGACCACGCAGACCGCCTTGTCCGTGAGGCCGGCTTGCGTCTCATCGACGCAGGCGACAGGCAGGAGCCTGCACGCAGGACGATCGCGTTTCTAGGCGACGTGTTTCACTACGACACGCCAGACGCCAAGACGACGCGCGGCACGCAGTTGGAGCGTGATGGCCGTCTGGAAAAGATGATCGAGACCGGCTCCGCGGCGGCTGTCTCGCTCGTCGAGCGGTCGGCCGAGACCTGTGCCACGGACGTCGTGTGCGTCCCTGGAAACCACGACGAGAGCATGACGGCGTGGTTCCGCCTGCTTCTAGAAACGCACTTCGCCGCGGACAAGCGTGTCGCCATCCACAAGGCATACACGCACAGGCAATACGTCGAGCACGCCGGAAACCTTGTCGGGTTCGCTCACGGAGACAAGGCACGCAACAGGCTTCCGGCCTTGATGGCGCTCGAGGCCCCGGACGCCTGGAGTAGGTGCAGGTATCGCGAGGTTCACACCGGCCATCTTCACAAGCAAGCCGCAAAGGTTCGGCGTGTCATCGACAGCGACGGAATCGACACCGTGGACGGCGTCGTCGTGCGGATCGCACCGGCCCTGTGTCCGCCGGACGATTGGCACTCGCAGGAGGGCTACATCGGATCTCGTCAGGCGATGGAGTGCTGGTTCTACTCGCACGGTGGCGGGCTTGCAGGCATGTTGGTTGCGGGGGCGACGACATGACTCGACAGCCGCTCTCCGACGACTACATCGCCAAGGCGATGCAAGACGCAAGGCAGTTTCAAGGAACGTGGGACCAGGGCACCGGCGGGACTCTTGCAGCCCACACGGTGAGACTTATTCGAGAAAGGGAGATGCACTTGTCGAACATCGCAGAGCTCGAGGCTCAGTGTCGTGCCTTGCTGGAGCAGTTGGACGCGCTCCGCGGTGGTTGTGCCGAGCAGGAACTACCGTCCGATGTGCCAGCCGAGTACCTCCGCGAGAACGAGAAGTTTTCTTTTCGCCCCGCGAAGCCGGAGAAGCCCGCCGTGTTCGAGGCCCGCATGGCGGCATCGTCGATGCCGACCGAGGCGCTGGAGGCTGCGTGGGCTGGCGTGCACCAGCGGCACCAGGAAATGATGCGGAGGGCTGCTGGGCAGCCGATTGAGTCTGTCGAGATACCGCTGACGCCAAAGGCCACATCGCCCTTGCTGATCGGAATTTCCGGTCGGGCTGGTAGCGGAAAGAACGCTGCCGCCTCAATGATTCCCGGAGCCGTTGTCGTGCAGCTTGCCGACCCGCTTTACGCAGGGCTGTCGGCCATGCTCGGCATACCCGAGACGCTGATGCGGAACCGGGACTACAAGGAGCGTCCGGTGCCGGGCATCGGCAAGTCTGTGAGGCAGCTTCTCCAGACCCTCGGCACCGAGTGGGGGAGATCTACGGTCTGCGGAGACGTCTGGATTCGGCTGCTCGAGCGGCGTGTCGAGCACCTGCGTTTAGCCGGAGTCTCGGTCGTCGCGGTCGCGGACGTCCGTTTCCAGAACGAGGCCGAGTGGATTCGCTCCAGCGGCGGGAAGGTTTGGCATGTCCGACGCGATGCCTGCCGCCGGCAGGACGACCACGCCAGCGAGGCCGGCATTCCGTTTGACGTTCGCGACCGGGATATCGCGAACGACGGAACGCTCGACGATTTGCGGCGCAGCGTGCTCGCGGCGTTTTCGCCCCAGGCTGCGGCAGCCTAGCCGGAACACTCCAAGAATGCGTGGTGCGCTGCGCGACGGCCGATACCTGGACATCCGTACAATGGAGATAGAGAGGCAAAGGCATGATTTCGCGGGCGCGTGCTGACGAGACGCTGTTTCGCCACACGTCAAAGGGACGCGTCCCGTTGGCACCACCTGGCGAGGGTGGCACCCACGTTCACTACGAGCCCAGGAAAAGCGTCGGCATCGGGTGCATCACAAGCCGAAAGGGCGAGCTGACGTTCTTCGAGCGGCTGGCTTTCGAGCTTGGCGTCAACGTCTCGACGGCACGGAAACTTTGGGAACAGGGGCTCATCAAATGATCGCACAGGCACCGATTGCCGCTGCGTCGCACATGTCAGGAATCGCGGAGAAGGTTGCTGCGTTCATTGCGGCTGCACGATCCGCCTCGTCTGGCGGGCTGACATGGCGAGAGTTTGGGGAACTGCTGATCGCACTCCTGCGGCTGACGACTTCGACGCTGGACACGGTGACAACGCTGTCCGGCGCAGAGAAGAAAGCGATGGTGCTCGAGGCCGTGGCGTCCCTGTTCGACGCCCTTGCTGACAAAGCCGTGCCCGTCTCGGCGTGGCCTCTGTGGATGCTTGCGCGCCCCGCAGTCCGCTCCCTGGTAATTGCCCTGGCTTCTGGTGCCGTGGAGCAAATCCTGCCACTCGTGAGGCTTGCATGACCCTGCTCGTCGTCGCCCTGGTTCTCGCCGGCTTGTGGCTGGTTGTCGGCCCGCAGCTCATCGAGCTTGCGAGGCGTGTCGCGGAGGGGGCCACGTTCCCGCCGCTCGACCGGAGGCATGTCGGCTGGGCTGCGATTGTTGCAGCCGCCGCGCTGCTTTGGGTGGCCGGTCGTCAGCCGCAAGAGCCGACGCCGGCACCCGGCCCGGCCCCTGCCCCGTCTGGCCTGGATCTGCGTGGGGCTTTCGTTGGGCCGAGCGCCGCGGCCGATGCCGCAAAGGTGGCCGCGCTCATGGAGGAGACGGCAGCCGAGCTTGAGTGGGACGGGATGCAGGCCGACCCTTTCCTGAAAACTGGCGTTTCGACGGACGAGCTACGGGTCCGCATGTATGACCTGCGGTGCCGCGGCGTGTCGCTTGGTGACCGTCATCCGCGAGCACGCGATGCGATTCGCGGATACCTCGATGCCACCGCAGGCAAGAGCGGAGGCCCGCTGTCGCCAGCCCAGCGGGCCGCATGGGTGTCAGCGTACCGCGAGGTCGCCCGTGCCGCGGAGGCGACTTACCGATGACCTGGAATCATTGGAGATGGCTGGCCTTTGCCGGCCTTCTCGGCATCGCGTCGGCCGTCGTCGTCGTCGAGCTTTCCAACAGCCCGAAGCCTGTCGTGTGGATGGGCGACGACACGAACTTCGGGTATGAGCCGAATCCCGAAGGCGTCGAGCGGTTCCTGGAGGAACTGCCGCAGCCGATGTTCCGTGATGCCGGAGCGGAGACGATCCGCGAGGCCAAGGGCGTCGACACATTTTTGTACCGTTCGGCATACAAGGCACACCAGGCACTCTACGGGAAGCCGTGGGTGGTCGAGCGGCAAGGCATCGGGGACTGCACGAGCTGGGGGTGGGCTCATGGGGTGTGGATTGCCCAGTGCGTGGATTGGGAGACGGGTCGCCTCGCCGCCCCTCCACCATTCCCCAGCACGGAGGCCATCTACGGAGGCTCCAGGGTGGAGGCCAGGGGCAGGCCCGGCGACGGGGCATCTCCACTCGGCGGCTGGTCGGACGGGTCTTACGGAGCGGCCTGCGCACGCTGGGTGCGTGATTGGGGGGTCGTCTATCGGGAGCGTGTGGGCGGGCACGATCTGCGGTCCTATTCCGCCGACCGGGCCAAGCAATGGGGAGCCTACGGGTGCGGAGGGCAAGGCGACGGCGGAAAGCTGGACGGCATAGCGAAGAAGCATCCGGCGGCATACGTCGCATTGACGACGACCTGGGCCGAGGCAGCCGCCGCCGTGGAGGCCGGGTTTCCTGTCGCTGTGGCGTCGAACCAGGGCTTCGCTTCGTCCACCGATTCGCATGGCTATGCCGCCGCGAGCGGCCAATGGCTTCACCAGATGTGCTTTGTTGCGGTGCGTTACGCCAAGAACGGATCGCCGTCGGATGCCCTGCTTTGCTTGAATTCGTGGGGGCCGCGATGGCTGACCTACAACGGAAAGTTCCCGGCAGACCAGCCCGAGGGCAGCTTTTGGGTCGCGAGGCCAATCGTCGAGCGAATGCTGTCGCAGAAAGACTCGTTCGCCGTCGGCAGCGTGGCCGGCTTCGGCTGGCGTGACCTCGACAACGGAGGCTTTCTCCAGCCTGCGCCGCCGGAGATTCGAGCCCGTCCGTCGAGCCCGATCCTGTCTCCCACCGCAGTGTTTTCCTTGGCCCCGCGAGGTGCTCGATGAGGATGGACCGAAGCACAATAGTCGTCATCGTCGCGGCATTCGCCGTCGGCTATGTCGTTGCAAACTCCTCGAGCTCGCCTAGCCCGTCGCCGGATCGTCCTGCCCTTCGCTGGATCGTCGGCATGGCAAAGAAGCTCCTGTGGGTGGCGCTCATCGCGGAGCCGCCCCCCAAAGACCAGCCCGCGAGCCGGCTAGTCCAGGCCGATGCCGTC